GACGGTCTTACGGCGTCCTTAGCTACGGCGTGTTCTTCGGCTGCTTTTGCTCGCCCACCGGCGGCGGCGCGGTTGCATTGTGCAGCCGGCTGTTGAAGTCCGGCTGGACGTGGATGTGCTCTTTGGTCGCCCGTGGCGGGACGTTCGCCTGACCGACCTGCTTGCCGTCCTTGTAGTAGGTCTGGACGTCCTGGCCCTTCGGTCCGGCCTTCGGCTGCTCGTGGATCGTGAGGTATCCCCGCCCGGTCTCCTTGCTGATCTTGGCGGCGTTGCCGGGCATATCCTTGGGCGTCGTCACGTCGACTGCCCCGCGATCATGGGCAGGCGAATGCAGCGGATGCTTGGGACCGCGATCCTGGCTGGTTACCGTCGCGTTGCCGTTCGTGCCGCGCTTGGCGCTGTCGATCGCATGGTCGCGCGCGACGCGATCGACAATCGGCGACACGCCCTTGGCGGTCTGCTTGATCTCGGGAAACTTGTCGAGGGTCGCCCGGTCGCGCGCCGCCTGCTCCTGCGCGCGCTGCTGCTTGGGCGACGGGCTTTGCGGCGTGGTCGTCGGTCGCGACGGCGATGACGTTGACCGAGCGGTGGACGCGGTCGTCGAGGGCGCGGTTGTCGGCCGGGCGGCGGGCGCCGCGTTCGGCGCGGGGCGCGGCACGCTCGGCGTCGCCGTGGATCGCGGCGGCGGACCGGGCTGCGGGCGCGGCGCCACGTTAGGTGCCGGACGCGGCGTCGAACTCGGCGACGGCTTGTAACTGCTGCCGGACGACGACGATGACGATGAGCTGGACGAGGAGCGCGAACTGTTGCCCGACGACTCCCTGTCCTTCGACTCCACCGCTGCAGATGCCAAAACGAAGACCAGGCACATGGCCGGCAATCGGACTGCCCCCATCCGTCACCCCCTATGGTTGCATAAATGTCGACCGAATCTCGCTAAAACGTCAATGGCGCAGACTTTCGCGGGAGAACCGGTAGTTGGAGGACAACCTTAAAGGTGATAACTCAATCGCGACCGGCGCCACCCTTCACGAACGTCACCAGGTCGTCATGCCGCTGCTTGCAGGCCAGGTACGCCTCGGCGACGCGGATGCGCTCGGCCGCCACGTCGTTGTCCGTGGCGGTGTCAGGGTCGGGCACCAGCGCCGGGTCCCGGCACGGCAGCAGCAGGCTGGCGTCCGGCTGGCGCGCCACCGGCACCGCCGAAAAGCTCGTGCAGGCCGCGAGAAGCATCGCGCATGACAGGGCCGCAACCGGTGGTCTTGGGCGCATTGTCGATCCTCTTGACGATGGCATTCGCCTTCTCCTCGAGCGCGGCGAGCTGCTCGGCCTGCCGGGCGATGATCTGCTTCGACAGCGCCGCGTCGCGCCGCTGCTGGTCGATCACCGCCTTCTGGTCGGCCGCGATCACGCCGGCCGCGGCTTCCGCCCGCCACGCCGAGCGAAGCGCGAAATAGCCGCCGACCAGGCCAGCCAGCAGAAGGGCTGTTGCGGCGAACGGAAGCCACGAGGGCAGAAGGCCGAGCAGCCTGTCGAAGATCTTCATGCCGCCAGGTCCATGCGCCGCAATGCGCCCTGGAACGCGATCAGGTATCGGCGGCGCTTGTCGAGGTTGACGGTGCCGCCGTTCACCAGCCTCACGGCGCCGACGAAATCGCCGGCATCGGCCCGCTGGTTGCAGCCATTGACTTGCCAGAAATGCGCCGCCGAGCGCGCGCCGAACGCAGGCAGCAGCAGCAGATCCGGATCGCTGTCGGCCGGCAGGCCGAGCGACGTGAAGAACCGCCCGTAGTTGTCGCGGCCGGTGAGCTGCATCGGTCCGCGGCCGCGATACTTCCAGCCGTCGCCCGCCTGCGTATTGCCCATGCGGTAGCCGGCCGGCCGATTGGCGTCGGCATAGATGAAGTTCGCGATGGCCTCGGGGCCCCGCGCCGCCAGCGCCGCCGCCGGGCCGATGCCGCCCGGGAACAGGCTCGGAAAGACCTGCAGCAGTCGCGGGCCGCTGTAGTGCAGGTTCTCCTCCTGCACGGCCAGCTCGCCGGTTTCCTCGGCCAGGTTGGCGAGGAACATCGCCTGGCGCGGATCGCTGCCGATCTCGTGCGCGGCCATCTCCTGGGCAAGCAGCGGATGCCAGACATCGAGCCGGCCGGCGTGCGCTGCCAGCGGCAGGGCGAGCGCCATCTGGGCTTTCGAGATCATCGACGCCTCCGCTTCACGTGCTGCCACCATTGGAAGATCGTCTCGCGGCAGGCCCAGCCGGCGAGCATCACGATCAGGGCGCCCAGCGCCTCGGGGCTCGCGAGGTTCACGGTCCGCTCCGACGGAAGATCGACAGCGCCTTGCCGAGGAAGCCCAGCGGATCGGCGGCGAAGGCGCGCGCCGCGGTGTTGAGGCCGGCCATCACCTCCATGCCGACGGCGGCCGCCACGATGGTGGCGACCGAGACACCCGAGGCGCTGAGGCCGAGCAGCTCGCCCAGCCACGGCCCGACCGTGATGCCGACGGCGCACGAGCACAGCCAGGCGGCCGCGCGCGCCCGGGCGCTCTGCTCGACCGCGTAGCGCAGGCCGATCAGCGCGCCGACCGGCGCCGGCGCGATCAGCAGCACGTACTGCCAGAGCTCGCGGAGATCCTGCCGGTCGATCATGGTCTGCTCCCGAAGCGTTACGGCGCGTAGGGCGGCGGGAACGTCGGGTCGGTCGAATCCCTCTGCGGCAGGCCGGCGAGGTAGGGCCAGGCCGTCGCGAAATCCGCGTTGGCCTGCACCGCGGCGTTCACGATGTAGCAGGGATCGGGGTTCGTTCCGCCGCCCTGGCGCCGCACCGGCTGGAGCTGGCTGCCGTTGAGATAGCCCTTGTCCTCGCCGCCGGCGACGGCGTCGCGGCCGTCCTGGTTCATGATGATGCACATCGTCATGGCCTGCTCCTTCCGCTCACGGGACGCCGACGGCGGTCATGTGGGTGCGCAGCCGGTTGTTGAGGCTGGCCTGCAGCGTCGGGCCGAGCGCCGCGCCGAGGAGAGCCGCCGAGACGCCGCTGTTGGTCGGCGCGGCGGCGCCACCGCTGCCGGCCGCGGCAAGCACATAGAAATTCCGGTTCGCGACGGCGACGCTGGCGCCCGAGCCGGTGCCAATCTGCGCACCCGTACGATAGAGCGCCGTGGCATTGGCGCCCGTCCGCTCGATCATGACCAGGCCCGTACGCGCCGGCGGGATTATGCCGCTGGGCGACGCGCTCTGGTTGATGCCGGCGGTGATGGCGCCGTTGGCATTGAACTGGATTTCACCCCAGATGTCGTCGTCGTTGCCCATCTCGCGATAGGAGCCCGGCACGCCGGGATCGTTGTAGACCCAGAGACCGTAGCTGGCGTTGTCGCGGGCGTAGTTCGTGCCGCCGGCGCCCGGATTGCTGTTGGTGTCGAGATAGGCGGCCAGAGCGTCGCCGGTATAGCCGCGATTCGTCGTGAACGTCGGGCCGTTGACCGCCGAGGCCAGGACTTGCGCCCGGACGTCCATGCGCGCCTGCATGCCGTTCTCGGCGGCGAAGAGCCAAAGTCGGTCGAGCAGCGGCCACACGCCGTCCGCCTTCAGCCCCTTGACGAGCTTCTCGACCAGCGCGGCGCGCGCGGTCGATACTCGACCGCCGACAGAGCGCACCGCTTGCACCCACTGCTTGACGTCGGGATCGGTGAGACTGGCGAAGAGCAGCAGATCAAGCACGGCCCTGCACTCCGCGCAGCGTGCAGGTGAAGGTGGTGCCGTTGGCCGACGGCGTGAACGCCGTCAGCGTCTTGAGCAGCGCATAGATCGTGGTCCCGCCGGCGACCGGCCGGGTGCCGACGAAGCTGCCGTCGACCGGCGTCAGCATGGCGATCGAGCCGTCCGATGCGGCGATGAAGCTGCCCGACAGGCGGCCGACGAAGCCGGCCTGCTTCTGCGAGAAGGCGGCGTTGTCGCCGCCGCCGACGCCGGCGTTGGCGGTCGGATCGGCATTGAACAGCCAGGCCTCGAAGGTCGCGCCGGCGGCCGCCGGACCGGTATCGGTCGACAAGATCTCGAGATGGGTCAGCAGCACCGGCGCGTCGCTGAGATCGGCCGCCGCGAAGCTGATCGGCGTCACGCTGGCGGCGGTGGCGTTGTTGCTGACCGCATCGCCGACCGCATACGGCGTCGTGTTGGCCGGCCGGCTCATCGCCGCCGCGACCGCATTGATCGGCTTGGGGAAGTACAGCACGGGTGGCGGGTTGCCCAGACTCTGCGGCACGGCATTGCCGCTGCCGTCGAGGCTGTGCGGCACCATCGCCTGCGCCACGTCAGGCGTCTTGTTGAGAACGGGGTAATCCATGAGATTCTCCTATGCGTAACAACAGTGAGGGCTGGCGAAGTGAGTCGTAAATAGACTGCGGCCAATGATCTGGCTTGCTGCTTCCTCCGCCGTCTTAGCGATCGTCTTGTGGTTCTGGAGCCGTCCTGAGGCTTCCTGAGGCTATGTTTTCGGTATCGGCAGTCGGCGCGGGCGCCACTGTGTTGATGGCAGTAGCCATCGTTCTCGGTGTGGCTGCCGCGACGATATTGGTCATCATCGGCTTGTGGCCCTGACGTTGCGATTTCTCGGAACGCCTGATCTGGTTTGCTCTCCTAGCTGTCCTCGCGGGCGTCTCATGGTTCTTGTTGTCGAACTTGGAGGGACGCAGCGACGCTATTGATGCAGGCGACGCGAGCGCCACCATCTTTCCTGCGCTGATCACCGCGCAATCCTCTGCATATGCCATAGCGAGCATCTCGTTCAGTCAGGTCATTCGCCTATGCATTGCGGCCACGATGGTCGATCCAGCCCAGGGTGTTCAGGATCAAACCAGTGAGAGCGTCGCTATAGCTAATGCGGCTGCGGACCTGTGCCGAGGTGTCCGTCCATACTGCCTTGAGTGCCGTGCCGATGCTCGCCTTAGGCGTGTCACTATTGCCGACTGACGGTGCCATGTCCGTCAGTGATCTGTCAGTGATCAGGCAGTAGGCGAAATCGCTTCCGCTGTTATTGACAACTATGTTTAGGACCGCTTGCATCCGGACGCCGGTTGGCACCGAAACTAGGGTACGGTTAACTGCTGATGTGCCAGGATTGGTGCCGCTAACACCACCGAGATCCATCACTGGCGTCTTCCACATGAATGAATCACCGTCCTGCACGAATAGCAGGATGTGCGCTGCGACGTCGGTTTTGAAGCTGCCGATGCGACGCTTGAGTGTGTAGCCGGCTGGCAGGGCCGGCGATGTCGGCGAGGTCGATGACAGTCGCGCCGTCGTGCCGTCCGGCTTGCCGATGGCGAAGGCGTGGTACCAGGTGTTGTTGGCGAGGCTGCCGGTGTCGAGGCCGTTGGCGCCTGTGGTCGTGCAGTCGAGGGTGCCGCTCGCCAGGGACAGCATCTGGGTGTTGGTGTCGTCGGCGCAGATGCCGGTGGCGACGTCGATCCTGGCATTCGGCGCGCCGACGTTGTTCGACAGGCCGAGGCCTGCGAGATACGAGCGCAGGGCGGCGCGGGTGACGAAGGCCGTGGTGGCGACGTCGCTGCCGCTATCGCCGCTGGCGCGCGTCGGTGCCTTGAGGCGGCCGCCGCTGACGTCGATCGTGCCGGTCTCGACCAGGCCGGCGGCGCCCAGCGCGGCGCGCGCGCTGGCCGCCGAGGTGGCGGCCGCGAGGAAATTGTTGACCAGCCACGTCGCCACATCGACCAGCGAGCCGGTAAGCGTCGCGGCATAGGGCTGGCCCGCGCCGTCGAAGGCCAGCACCGAGTTTGCGCGCGTCGCGGCGTTGGGCAGCACCGTGAGCTGACTCGAATCGGTGGGCGAGATGACGACCGCACGGCTCACCGCATCCGTCACCTTCTGCGCGACGTAGGTCAGCCGGTCGAGCGCCGCTTCGATGACCTGCGGCCACATCGCACCCTGGTTCGACAGCGACGTCGGCTGGGTGACCGCGACATCGCGATAGATCGTGAGCCTGGCCGGCGCGGCGATGGCGCCGCCCGACAGCGGATAGGTCACCGAACCGCCGGCATCGAGCCCGAAGCCGGTCGCCGCGTACTGCGACGGCGACAGCACGATGTCCGTCCCGCCGGCGTCGGTGTAGACGACCACCAGGTCGGCCGGCTGATTCACCTTGAAGGCGAAGGGAAAGTCGGTCGCGCTGCCGTCGCCGACATAGACGATGCGCGAGGAGGTGCTGGAGACGGTCATGTGGCTGTGCAACCGCTGAAGAGGAGGTTCGCGGTTATAGGCGCGGTCACACGCGCACTCCTATTACGGGCAATGGCCGCTCGATTTCCCGCGATAAACAGGGGTCCGAGACGCGGTCCATTGCCCAAAAAGACATTGCGCGCCGAAAGCTATCCACAAGCATCGGTGGATAACGCGCGCGATGAACACGCATTGTGGGCAATGGACCGCGTTTCAGGCCCCTCGTTTGCGGGCGATTCGCGTCGGCCATTGCCCAGAATAGGTGTCGACGGGGCAGCGCGATTATGGTCCGCGCCCATGGGACTCTTTTCACCGCCTTCCCCTTCCTACGCGCCGCCGATGATGCCGGCGCCTCCCCCACCGCCGCCGACGCCCGTCGACAAGGCTGCCGAGGACGCAGCGGCGCGCACCAAGGCCCAGCTCGCAGCCGCGGGCGGCTTTGGCGGCACCCTGCTGACCGGCGGGCAGGGCGTCACCACGCCCGCCCTCACCACCAACAAGACCCTCTTGGGTCAATAGCAGACGAGCTCGCGCGCGGGGCACTGTGCCGCCGCGGATTGTAACCAGAGGCGCCAGAGCATCGGCGCTTCGTAGAGTGAGTAGTACCGTGGCGGCACAGTCAGCCTCTCCTTCCCCCTCCTCTTCCTCGCGCAGCGCGTCCGATCTCAAGGACCCCTGGCTGCGCAACTACTTCACCAACCGGCTCGCGGCGCTCGACCGCGAGCGCGCGTCGTACGTGCCGACCTGGCGCGACCTCAGCGCCAACTTCGCGCCACGCCGAGGCCGCTTCCTCGACGGTGCGCCCGACGCCTCGCGCGGCCGGCGCCGCGACCAGAAGCTGATCGACAACACGCCGCTGATCGCCGCCCGCGTGATGGCGAGCGGCATGATGGCGGGCATTTCGTCGCCCGCGCGCCCGTGGTTCCGGCTGCGCCTCAGTTCAGAGCGCGCCAACGAGGACCCGGGCGCGCGGGCGTGGCTGGACGAGGTGCAGCAGCGCATGCTGCGCGTCTTCGCCCGGTCGAACCTCTACAACTGCCTGCACACGCTCTACGGCGAGCTCGGCGTCTTCGGCACCGGCGCGCTCTGGGTTGACGAGGACGAGGAGGACGTCGTCCGCGGCTACACGCTGACCGCCGGCGAATACTGGCTGTCGAACAGCAATCGCCTCGCCGTCGACACGCTCTACCGCTCGATGTGGTGGACGGTGCGGCAGATCGTCGACACCTTCGGCCGCGACGCCGTCAGTGCCGGCCTGCGCGCCGCCTACGATTCGGGCCAGCTCGACCTGGAATACGAGATCGTCCACGCCATCGAGCCCAATCCGAACGCCGCCGGACCCAAGATCCGCGGCGCGCACAATCCCTGGAACGGCCATCTCTCCGCCCGCCTGCCCTGGCGCTCGGTGTGGTTCGAGCGCAGCGCGCAGGGCGAGAACCTGCTGCTGCGCGTCTCGGGCTACCAGGAGTTCCCCTGCATGGCGCCGCGCTGGGACGTGGTCGGCACCGACAGCTGGGGCACCGGCCCAGGCTGGATCGCGCTCGGCGACAGCCAGCAGCTACAGGTCCAGCAGAAGCGCAAGCTCGAGGCGATCGACAAGCAGGTCAAGCCGCCGATGGTCGGCCCGCCGTCGCTCAAGAACGAGCCGGCGAGCCTGCTGCCGGGCGGCGTCACCTACGTCGCCGATCCCAACGGCCAGAGCTTCCGGCCGGCGATCGACGTGCGGCTCGACCTCTCCCACCTCGCCCAGGACATCGCCGAAGTCCAGGGCCGGGTGAAGGAGGCGTTCTACGCCAACCTGTTCCTGATGCTGGCCGAGTCGGACCGCCGCGAGATCACCGCGCGCGAGATCGACGAGCGGCGCGAGGAGAAGATGCTGATGCTCGGGCCGGTGCTCGAGCGCCTGCACGACGAGCTGCTGTCGCCGCTGGTCGCCCGCGTCTTCAACATCATGGCGCGCAACGGCCGTATCCCCGAGCCGCCGCGCGGCCTCGACGGGCGCGGCCTGCAGGTCGAGTTCATCTCGATCCTCGCCCAGGCGCAGAAGTCGGTCGCCACCGCCGGCATCGAGCGGATGTGGCAGTTCGGCGCCCAGATCGGCGCGCTCAAGCCCGAGGCGCTCGACCGGCTCGACGCCGACGGCACCATGGACGCCTACGCCGACATGACCGGCGCGCCCGCCTCGGTGCTGGTCGACCGCGCCACGGCCGACAAGGCCCGCCAGGCCCGCGCCCACGCCCAGGCGCAGCAGACGGCGCTGGCCGGCGCCGAGCAGCTCGCCAAAGTGGGCAAGACTGCCAGCCAGATCGATGTCGGCGGCGGCCAGAACGCCGTCGCCGCCCTGCTCGGCCGGGGTGCTCCGGACACGGGCGGCGCGCGATGAGCGCCGAGTTCGTCATCCCCCACTGGATGGCCCCGGCCGAGCCGCCGCCACGGCCGGACGTGACCGACGTCGATCCGTACCGCGTCGAGGAGCTGGTCAACCGCTTCATCGCCGCCAAGCAGGACGCCCTCTTTACCGGTCGCGACGCCTACTTTCGTTACAAAGGCAGCGATGCAGTTCAACTGCTGCCGCACATCACCAATCGGCTGATCGACCTCAAGAACGAGCAGCTCGCCCGTCCCCTGCCCTACTACCCCCAACCGTCGGGCCAGCATGACCCTGAGAGCCTGATCCGACTGTTGACCGACGGCGAGCACGCTGCGCTCGGCGAGCGCCTCGACGCTCACATCGCCGACGCGATGGATGGGATCAACCGCCACATCGCGGTGCAACGCGAAGTCTCCAACCGGCAGACCCTCGCCGAGCGCCACGCGCTGATCCAGCGCGCGGCCGAGCTTGAGCACACCGACGACGACAAGCTCGCCGGCCTCGCCGAGGCTAATGCCAGCGCCGCGCTCGAGCTGGCGCGCATGAACGGCGAGCCCGAAGCCCAGGTCGCGCAATCCGCACGCTCGGCGGTCTGGCGTGCCGCCATCCGCAAGCGCATCGCCAACGGCAACGGACCGCAGGCGCTCGCCCTGTTCGACCGCATGCAGGACCAGCTCACTGCGTCCGACAAGCTGTCGCTCGACACGCCGACGCAGGTCGCCCGCCAAGACCAGACGGCCGAGCAATGGATCGCCAACCAGACCGCGACCGAGGGCCCGCCGCTGCAGGATCGTGTCACCGCCGATCCCAACCTGCCGCTCGACACCAAGCACATCATCCGCGCCAAGGTTGATGCCCGCGATTCCGCCGAGGAGAGCAAGCGCGCCGCCACGCTGCAGGCGCTCGAGGACCAGGTCCGCGCCGCTTACCGCGCCCAGGCCGCAAACCCCGGAGCTTACAAGCCCGGCACCTTTGCCCGCCTTGCCGATGCCTACACCGCGGCAGGCGACCTCGAACGCGCCAACGGCGCCCGACGCGCCGCAGAATGGGAGTCCTTCATGCTGCCCTTCGCGCAAGCCAGCGCGGAAAAGCAGCAGCGCATGCTCGACGCCCTGCCGCCCGGCGCGATGCGCGACCATGCCACGGGGCTGCGGGACCTCCAGACCCATCTCTTCTCGCTCGACGCCTTCGCCGCCGGCACGGCCGTCTACAAGGAAGTCGGCCCACCCGTCCCGATTGACGATCTCGAGGGCCGCGTCCGTCAGGCCCGCCAGATCGCACAGCTGCGCGGCAGCATCCCCGTCGCACCCTTCACCGCCGACGAGATCGCCGGCATGGAGCGAACGTTCGCGAGGGGATCGGAGAAGGAGAAGCAGGCCGTCCAGGCGCGTCTCGCGGGGCTTCCGGACGATATGCGCGCCATGGTCAAGGCGAGACTGGCGCCGCCCTCGATCGACACGCCAGCGACCGGTGCCAGCAGCACCATGCGAGTCGACGCCGCACCGTGGACCGCGATGGACGAGCTGTCCGGCGTGGGCACTGACGGCCCTCCTGCAGAGGTAGCGGCAACGAGAACCGAAGGCACGGGTGGATTCGGCGGCGCGCCGCAATCTGGACCCGATCCAGGCAGCGCCGCCTATCAGGCCGCCGACGCCGAAGCCCGTCGCATCGTCGCCGAGCAGGCGAAGGCGCCAAACGAGGGCGGCGCCGCCACTTCGGGTGGACAAATCGGATCGTTTGCCACCGAACCTGCGCCGGGTAGCGACGTATATCGAATCGCGGAAGCGAAAGCGCGCACCGAGCAAGTCAAGGAGAGGGTCACCACCGACCGCGCGGTCAGCGAATGGCTGGCAAAGGCGCGGCCTGGACAGTCGATGCCGTCGGCTTTGGTGGAACGACTGAGTCCCGACCAGAAGCGACAAATCGAAGACCTGGCATCAGGCAGCGACGCCATCAAGACCGATCCCGCAGTCTTGAACACGATCGTCAACGGCCTCAAGAGCCGCAATCCGGAAACACAGCGCGAATGGGCCCAGACGCCACTGTACCGCTACAGATCGCAGCTCTCGGCCAGCGACTTCAGGAAGGTCGCGGAACTGCAGGCCGACCTCGATCCTGACTCCGGCTACTCGCGATCGGAAGTCGCCCGGATCAGGAAGCAGCTCGCCGACAGACCCGACACGAGCGACCTCGACGGGTTCTACCAGGCCTTGGCGCCCGATCCCGATGTCGCTTACGGCGAAATCCTACCTATCGGAGTCGACAGAAATGGCAAGACTCGCTGGTTCGTCTTGCCTGAATCGACACGCCGCTTCCTCAAAGGCTTCCTTGACCTTCTCAAAGGTACGAAGACTGGCGAGCTTACCCCCGAGGCCATCGAAACTTTCACGGATATCACCGGCGGGGTCGGCCATGCGTTCGGTCCTCGCGGAGATGGCGTAACCTTCGGGGCCGGTGGCACGCGACGGCCACTTAGCGATGCAGAAAAGCAACGCGCTCGTGCTCAGCTTGACAAGAACAAGGCCGCCGGGAGAGAGCAGGAAGAAAAGATGGATCGCTACTTTGCACGCGATCCAGACCTTATCGTCGGTCGCCATATCACAGTTCAGCCGGAGGGTGGTCCGCCTACGGTGATGGACTTCCTCACGTATCACCGAGTAACGAAGAAATTTGGCTATTATGAAGGAAAAGGTAGCGAAACTGCGGGCTTCACACCAAACCAGACCATGTCCCACCCCCTGATCGAAGAGAAGGGTTCTGTTATCAGAGGCAGAGCCAAAGCCGAACCACCGTTCGTCGGCGGATTAAAACTACCCGCGGAAAAGGTACAGGTCATGAGGCCGAAAGATGTCGATTGAACAGCCAAATACCATCGATTTCCTGGCACACGACAAGAAATGCCGGAGAGCAGTCCTGTTCATTTCTGACCATCTCGACTGGGAGCAAGATGAGGATGCAGACCTCGAACTCCTCCAAGACAAGCTTAACCACTACATCTGGGCTATCCAGCACGGAAAGGCCGGGGAAGCGATGCCGGAACTGAAGGGATTGCCGGTCTCCATCATCGTTTGGGGAAGCCATCCGCTGAGCGACAACGCCAAGAAATACTACGACCTTGCAAAGAAGCGTGCCTCGGAGCTGGGTTTCTCACTTGAGTTCGACCTGGAGGGCAAATCCTTCGGCACTCGCTAACTTTCTCCGCATGTTGCTCTCAGCTGGCGGGCTACCAGCTGAGAGCGGACGCCCGAGCTGACGAATTGGCGTAAGCTTACCTAGCAGGCTGTTGAAGAAGTCGTCGAGGGACGAGCGATGAAGGCGGCTTCTCCTTTTGACGCGAGAGGTCGTCAGATCGCCTATCGTCCGCGTTCTTCCGAGCCAAAAACACGGGTTTGTGTACCTGCGCGAGGTAAAGCTCAACGGTCGCATCATAGGTGCTCTCAGGAAGATCAGGGCACCGACATCAATTCTTACTATCTTGACCGACAAGGAAGGAAACCTTGTCACTATGTTTCCAAGAAGGTTGTAGTGGCGCAGAAGTCGGTCGCCACCGCCGGCATCGAGCGGATGTGGCAGCTCGGCGCCCAGATCGGCGCGCTCAAGCCCGAGGCGCTCGACCGGCTCGACGCCGACGGCACCATGGACGCCTACGCCGACATGACCGGCGCGCCCGCCTCGGTGCTGGTCGACCGCGCCACGGCCGACAAGGCCCGCCAGGCCCGCGCCCACGCCCAGGCGCAGCAGACGGCGCTGGCCGGCGCCGAGCAGCTCGCCAAAGTGGGCAAGACTGCCAGCCAGATCGATGTCGGCGGCGGCCAGAACGCCGTCGCCGCCCTGCTCGGCCGGGGTGCTCCGGACACGGGCGGCGCGCGATGAGCGCCGAGTTCGTCATCCCCCACTGGATGGCCCCGGCCGAGCCTTCGAACAAAAGATCCGGCCCAATCGAACGTGAGGGCCGATCGAGCGCTTGCAAGCCATACGTGTATCGCCTTGCGGCGCGCATCTTGCGACAAAAGGGAATGCAAATTTATTTGAATTGCCGGTGAGATAACCGTGTCCTAGAACGTCTTCATCGCATCGGACGCGGGTTCATCCTGCCCTGTCCCCCAATCCAGGCGGGGCGATGCTGTTGGAGTATTGAGTCGTACGAGCATGTCCACGAGGCTTTCTTGAACACCCGGATCCGCGCGTTTCTGACGGTCGTCAGCCTGCTCTTCGCCGCCCTGCTGGTGCTCGAGATCGGCCGCTCCCTGCTGCGCACGACCGACCGGCAGGCATCCGGCGTCGACACGCATCGCGTCGTCGACCGGCCGGCGGATCCTGCGCCCGCGGCCAACCCGCCACGCACGCCTGGCCGCAGCCTGATCCGCAACACCGCGCAATTCGCCGCCAAAGCCGGCTGACAAGCCCGGCTGGTACCGCGCCGCCGCCGAACGCGACGAGCCGCCACACGGCCCGCCGCTGGCGAAGCTGCGTGCCCTGTGCTCATTGCCGCCCACTATTGGCGGCAGGGTGTCGTGAGCAACATCGTCGAGCTGACGGCGCGTCGCGCCAGGGATATCGCGGCCGATGCGGATCAGGTCGCCACCCGCGCCGATCTGCGCGCCCTGCAGGAGCTCCAGCTTCTCTGTGAGAAGGCCCTCGCGGCCGGCGGTCTCGATGCCGGCGGCCCGACCATGCTCGACCTCACGGTGGCCGTGCATCGCGCGGTCAAGGGCAGCGAGTGGAACGTCCGCTTCCACCGCGGCCAGGCGACAGGCCTCTAGGCGACGGCCATGGCACGCCGCGACCTCATCGCCCTCAGCCGCACCATGTCGCACGCGCTGCGGCACGAGCCGTGGCTCTACGAGCTCGAGCTCGACGCCGAAGGCTGGACGCCGGTCGAGGCGCTGCTCGCCGCCCTGCGCGCCGAGCGGAACGACTGGGCCGATCTCGCCGCGTCAGATTTCGCCGAGGTGATCCGCACCTCGGCGAAGCGCCGCTTCGACCTGGAGGGCGGCCGCATCCGCGCGCTCTACGGCCATTCGGTGCCCGGCAAGCTCGAGCGCACCGCCTCGACGCCGCCGGAGCGGCTCTATCACGGCACCTCGCCTGACGCCCTCGATGCCATCCGTCGCGCCGGCCTGCAGCCGATGCGACGCCAATACGTGCATCTCTCCAACACCCGCGCCGACGCGCTCGAGGTCGGCCGACGCAAGCATCGCGAGCCGGTCATCCTGCTGGTGAATGCCGCGGAAGCGGCGAAGAACGGCGTCGCGTTCTATGCCGGCAACGACAAGGTCTGGCTGGCCGATCGCGTGCCCTGGCAGTTCATCGCCATCGACGGCTGAAATCCTGTGGATAACTGCCCTTTTGCGAATCGCATTATGGGCAATGGAACGATGATCGACCCGCGATTTATCGGCCTCTGAATCGCGGCCATTGCCCATAATAGGTGTTCTCGTTCCGTGCGCGTAGGTTCGCGCGCATGTCGACCGAAAACACAACCTCAGAAGGCGGCCCAGGCGGCCCAGAAGGCGGCTACGACGCCGGCAACCAACGCCACGTCGAACGCCGCGAGAAGGCCGCCAGGACCCGGCGGGCGCGGCTCACCGAAGCGGTGCGCTGGATCGCGGGCGATGCCCGCGGCCGGCTCTATCTCGCCGACCTGGTGCGCGAGAGCGGCGCGCTCGAACGCGTCGTCGCAGCCGACTCCCACACCGTGATGTTCCTCGATGGCCAGCGCTCGATCGGCTTCAAGGTCCTGAACGACGTGCGCTCGCTCGACGACGGCAAGCCCTTCACCGCGCTGGTCACCGGCGCCCTCACCGGAGAAACCGATGGAACCGACGTCTGACCAAGCGCCGCAGCTCGCCCAGGCGCGCCCCGAGGAGTCCGTTCTCGGCGCCGATCCCGCGACGGAGCAACAGCACGAGCAAACGCCAGCGCACCCGTCCGCCGAAGAGGTGCCGGCGCAGCCGGGCTACGGCGACTTCAAGCTGCCCGAGGGCGTGAGCCTCGATGCCGAGCAGCTCAAGCCCGCGACCGAGCTGTTCGCCGACTCCGGCCTCAGCCAGGAGCAGGCGCAGAAATTCATCGACCTGGCGATGGCGCGCGAGAGCGCCGCCGCGCACCGGGGCGTGCAGGCCTTCGTCGACCTGCAGAACCAATGGGTCTCGGAGATCAAGGCGGATCCCGACATCGGCGGCGACAGGCTGAAGACTTCCCTCGCTTCGGCTGCCCGCGCGATCGATCGCCTGAACGTCCCCGGGCTCCGCGAGGCGCTGAACTTCACCGGCGCGGGCAACCATCCTGCGGTGGTCAAGGCCTTCGTGCGTCTCGGGCAGATGATCTCGGAAGACCGCTACCGGCCCGGCGCTCCCGCCCGGCCGCAGGTCCCGCGATCGCCGGCCGAAGTCATCTACGACGGCAATCCCCGAACCTGAGGAGACATAGACAATGGCAACCCTTGCTTCTTCCGCCCTGACGCTCGGCGAATGGGCGACGCGTCTCGATCCCGGCGGCAAGCCCGCGGCGGTGATCGAGCTGCTCGGCCAGACCAACGAGATGCTGACCGACATGCTGTGGATGCAGTGCAACGACGGCGCCGGCCACAAGACCACCGTGCGCACCGGCCTGCCCACCGCAACCTGGCGCCTGCTGAACTACGGCGTCGTGAAGTCCAAGAGCACCACGGCGCAGGTCCGTGACGCGACCGGCATGCTGGAAGCGTACTCGGACATCGACAAGGCGCTGGCCGATCTCAACGGCAACTCCGCCGAGTTCCGCATGGGCGAGGACATGGCCTTCATCGAATCGATGAACCAGGGCATGCAGGGCTCGGTCGTCTACGGCAACACCTCGGTCAATCCCGAGCGCTTCACCGGCCTCGGCCCGCGCTTCAGCGCGCTGTCGGCGCCGAGCGGCGGCAACATCGTCAATGCCGGCGGCAGCGCCAACACCAACACCTCGATCTGGCTGATCGGCTGGGGCCAGAACACCTGCCACGGCGTGTTCCCCAAGGGCAGCAAGGCCGGCCTCCAGGTGCGCGACCTCGGCGAGGTGGCGCTCTACGACGCCAACAACAACGTCTTCCAGGGCTATCGCACCCACTTCAAGTGGGACTGCGGGCTCTCGGTGCGCGACTGGCGCTTCGTGGTGCGCATCGCCAACATCAACGTGACGGCCGGCGCGGTGACGACCTCGAACCTCGTCAACACGCTGATCGCGGCGGTCAACAAGCTGCCGTTCGTCAGCGCGGCCGGCAACAGCCCGCCGCCGGGCGGCACCAAGCCCGGCCAGGTCAACACCGCCTTCTACTGCAATCGCACGGTGCGGGCGGCGCTCGACATCCAGGCGATGAGCAAGGCCAACAACTTCCTGACCATCGAGACGCGGGACTCCCGGCCCTACACCGCCTTCCGCGGCATCCCGATCCGGATCTGCGACCAGATCACCAACGCGGAAGCCAACGTCACCTGAGGCCTTCCCCCTCCCGGCCTCCCCCGTCTGACGGGTTCGCGTTTTGGCCGCTCAGCGGCCAAAAGCGCGCCGGTGGAGGGCCGGAGGGGGAAAGCCACACACCCAACCCCTATTCGGAGTTTCTCATCATGCTCATCGACAAGCAGAACCAGTTCTCGGCCGACGCCGGCGACAGCCCGACCTCCATCGGCTCGACCGCCTCGACCAACATCGTCGATCTCGGCATCGCCCGCGACATCGGCGGCGCCATGACCGACAACCTCATGCTGCTCTGCCAGGTCGCGACCGCCTTCACCTCTGGCGGCTCGGCCACCATGCAGGTGCAGTTCCAGACCGCGCCGGACAACGGCTCGGGCCTGCCCGGCTCCTGGGTGACGCTGGCGCAGTCCGACGCCATCCCGGTCGCCTCGCTGGTGCAGGGCTACAAGTTCCTGCCCGGCGAGCTGCCCGGCCAGACCCAGCGCTTCGTGCGCCTGAACTACTCCATCGGCACGGCGGCGATGACCGGCGGCGCGCTCAAGGCGGCGCTGGTGCCCTCGCTGGATGTCTCGCCCGTCTATGCCCGTGGCTACGCAGCGTGACGTCCCCGGGGCGGGCTTCGGCCCGCCCCGGCCCTTCTCTCTTCCGGCGGAGTAGCGCATGCCGTCCATCACCGACATCTGTAACGCCGCGCTCTCCCACTGCGGCACGCGCTCGAAGATCAGCGCGATCGACGAAGGCTCGACCGAGGCCAGCGCCTGCCAGACGCACTTCGCCCTGGTGCGCGACGCGACGCTCCGCGCCTTCGACTGGAACTTCGCCCGGCTCACCGCGCAGCTCGCCGAGCTGCCGCTCTCGATGTCAGGGGCCCCGCCGGCGCGCTGGCGGCACAAATACGCCCTGCCGACCGATTGCCTCAGGCTGCGGCGGCTGAACGACGTGCCCTTGCTCGCTTTGCCCGAGACCTTCTGCGAGGTCGCCGCCGACCGCGATTCGACCGGCGCCTACATCACGGTGCTGCTGACCCAGGCCGCGCCGGTGGCGGCGATCTACACCGCCCGGGTCGGCGACCCGCTGCGCTGGGATACCGGCTTCGTCGACGCCATGAGCTACGGCCTGGCGGCGCGGATCTGCTTCGAGCTCACCGGCAAGGACGATCGCGTGCGCACGCTGACCCAGCTCTGGCAGGCGACGCTACAGCGCGCCGGCGCCGAGATGGCCAACGAGGGCAGCTCGATCAACCGCACCTACCTGCCCGAGTCGTTGCAGGTCCGCGGCTTCGTGCCGGACGTCGCAGCATGACCGCGATCCCCACGATTCAGCCCAGCTTCGCGGCGGGTGAACTCTCGCCGTTCCTCTACGGCCGCGTCGATCTCGCCAAGTTCAAGGTCGGCGCGCGCACGCTCCGGAACTTCTTCGTCCACGCCCATGGCGGCGCCAGCAACCGGCCGGGCACGCGCTTCGTCGGCGAGGTCGACGACAGCGCCAAGCGCCATCGCCTGATCCCGTTCCAGTTCCGCACCCTGCCGACCGGCCAGACCTACGTCCTGGTGTTCGGCGACAAGACCATGCAGGTCGCGATGTGGAATCCCGCCACCGCGAGCTGGGGGTTCGTCACCGAGGCCGGCAAGGCCATCCAGGCCGTCACCCAGGCCAATCCCGGCATTGTGCGGGCCGACGGGCACGGCTACGCGACCGGCGATCGCGTGGCGCTGTCGGGCCTCTCCGGCATGGTCGAGCTCAACGGCCGCACGGTGACGGTGACGCGCATCGACGACGACCGCTTCTCGATCGGGCTCGATATCACCGGCTTCGGCGCCTGGGTCGCCAACGGCCAGGCGGCGCGGCTGTTCAGGCTCGCCACGCCCTATGCCTCCGCGGATCTCGCGCTGCTGAAGTACGTGCAGAGCGCCGACACCATGACGCTCACCCATCCGAACTATGCCGCGCGCAGCCTGACGCGCTCCGGCCACGCCGCCTGGACGCTGGCGCCGCTCACCTTTGCACCGTCGACGCCGGCGCCGACCGGGCTCGGCTCGACCGCACCCGGAAGCGCCGCCTCCCTGGTGGTGACGGCAATCAACGACAGCTCGGGCGAGGAGAGCCTGCCGAGCGGTCCCGCCGGCAGCTCGAGCGGCGGCGGCGGCGCCTGGAACTGGAACGCCGTACCGGGCTGCAGCAACTACAACGCCTACAAGGCGAAGGGCTCGGTCTACGGCTTCGTGGCACAGGTCCAGTCGCCGACCTGGACCGACGCCAACATCGATCCCGACATCGCCAACACCCCGCCGGGCAGCCGCAACCCGTTCGGCACCGGCACCTTCACCGGAGTCACGCTCGGCGCCGGCGGCTCGGGCTACACCAGCCCGACCGGCCGGCTGATGGACAACGGCAAGCAGGTCACCACGGTGAGCTTCGGCGTGTCGGGCGGCGCGATCGTGTCGGCGACGCCGGCGGCGACCGGCCAGCGGGTCGGCGCCAACGCCTTCATCCAGATCACCGACGGCGCGGGATCGGGCGCGGTGCTGGCGCCGGTATGGACCGACGACGGCTCGGGCAACGGCACCAGCTATATCAGCGGCGTCACCGTGGTCGCCGGCGGCTCCGGCTATCTCGCCAACGCACAGGTCCACAGCATCTACTACGGCGTCACCGACTACGGCGGCTACGTGTTCACGCCGACGGTGGTCGGCGGCGCGATCGTGTCGATCGCCGTGACGCCGGGCTTCGGCGCCTGGGATGCGGCCTCGCAGGCGCTGCTGTCGATGGCGGCGACCGACAGTGCCGGCGCCGGTGCCGTCGTGACGCCGACGCTGAACGTCGACGGCGGCACGCAGAACCCCTCCTGCTCGACCTATTTCCTGCAGCGCCAGGTCTATGCCGACACGCTCGCCCAGCCGCAGACCCTGTGGTTCACCACGGTCGGCGCCTTCGGCAACATGAACGTCTCGACGCCGACCAAGGACAGCGACGCCATCACCCGCACGCTGACCGGCCGGCAGGTCAACGAGATCCGCCACCTGGTGCCGGTCGGCACGTCGATGCTGATCATGACCTCGGGCGCCGAATGGCGGTGCTGGCCGGGCCCGAGCTCCAACGCGCTGACGCCGGGCGCCTGCTTCACGCTGCCCCAGACCGCGCACGGAAGCAGCCACGTGCCGCCGATCCAGGCCGGCAACGACGTGCTGTTCGTCCAGGAGAAGGGCAGCCGCGTGCGGGCGCTGCGCTTCGACGCGATCCAGGACCAGTACCAGAGCTTCGACATGAGCGTGCTGTCGAGCCACCTGCTCTACGACACGCCGGGTACGCAGCAGATCGTCGAATGGGCGTTCGCCGCCGAGCCGCACCAGATCGTGTGGGGCGCGCGCAGCGACGGCGTGCTGCTCGGCCTCACCTACATGCGCGAGCACGACGTCTATGCCTGGCATCGCCACACCACCGACGGCGCGGTCGAGAGCGTCGCCACGGTCACCGAGCCCGACGGCCATGGCGGCTACGAGGACGCGCTGTGGCTGATCGTCAAGCGCACGATTAACGGGCAGACCCGGCGCACCCTCGAGCGCATGGTCAGCCGGACCTTCCCGACCATCGCCGATGCCTGGTTCGTCGATTGCGGGCTGGCCTACGACGGCGACAACGGCGACGCGCCCCATACCCTGACGATGAGCGGCGCCTCCTACGCATCGGGCGCCAGCGTGACCCTGACGGCGGCGGGCTTCGCCCCGTTCAGCGATCCGGCGAGCCTCGGCCGCCAGTACATGTTGCGCGCGGGCGAGGACAGCGTGACGGTCAGGATCGCCGCCGTCACCGACGGCCTCCATGTCACGGCGACCCTCGCCGCGGCGACGCCGCCCTCGCTGCAGAACACGGCGACGGCCGACTGGGCGCTGCTCGCCACGGCCGTCGATGGCCTCGACCATCTCGAGGGCAAGACCGTGGCGATCCTGGGCGACGGCAGCGTCGTGCCGAGCCAGGTCGTGAGCGGCGGCCGCGTCGCGCTCGACAGCAGCTACCGCAAGGTGATCGTCGGCCTGCCCTACAGCGCCGACCTCGAGACGCTGAACCTCGAGCTGCCGACCCAGGCCAGCCCGACCGCGCAGGGCCAGATGAAGAAGATCGGCCAGGTCGTGGTGCGGGTGAAGGAGGCGCGCGGCCTCAGCGTCGGCCTCGACCAGGGTGCCCAGCAGGAGGTCAAGCAGCGCAGCGCCGAGACGCTCGGTACGGCACTGCAGCCGTTCAGCGGCGACTGGCAGCTCAGCGTGCCCAGCGAATGGAACCGCGACGGCCGGATCTTCGTGCGCCAGAACTATCCGCTGCCGGCCACGATCCTCGATCTGATTCCGGAGGTGAGTCTTGGCGATTGAGCGCCTGCAGCGCAGCGAAGGCGCTGGCGGGCGGCAGCGCCCGCAGCGCAGCGAGGACGCGAGAGCCCGGTGCGTGGAGCTTTGCGTACCATGATCACAGTCGTCCCCGCGACGCTCGCCCACGCCGATGCGATCGATCTGCGCCCCGGCGACCGCCGCGAGATCGAGGCGCTGGGCCTGTCCGTGCGCGAAGGCCTCGCGCAGGCGCTCGCCCGCTCGCTGTCGGCGGAAGCCTACATCGCCGATGGCGAGGTCGCGGCCCTGACCGGCGTGGTGCTGCAGCCCGTGCTGGGCGGCATCGCGATGCCCTGGCTGATGACCGGCCGCCCGGTCGACCGCCACGCCAAGGCGTTCCTGCGGCTGACGCAGGCGCGCACGCGCCAGTTGGCGGCCGAGCACGGCATGCTGGTCGCCCAGGTCCATGCCGAGTATGGCGAGGCCATCCGCTGGCTCGACTGGCTGGGCTTCGTGCTGGCGCCGGCGCGGCCGCTGGGCGCGCGCGGCGCGCTGTTCCATCGCGCGACGCTGACCCAGCCATGCTGACCCCCATGACGCCCATGACCCCCATGCTGACCGTCGCCAGAAGCAGCGTCGCCGCGATCGCCGGCGCGACTGAGTTCGCAGCCCTCGCCGCCGAGTATGCGGCCGAGGCGGCGATCGACGGCCTGCCGCCGCCCGCGGCCAAGATGGAAACCTACCGGCAGCTCGAGGCCGCGGGCATGCTGCAGGCCTTCAGCGCGTCGATCGACGGCACCCTGATCGGCTTCATCACCCTGCTCGCGCCGGTGCTGCCGCACTACGGCGTGCCGGTCGCCGTGAGCGAGAGCTTCTTCGTCGCCGGCGCCCATCGCCGGAGCGGCGCCGGCCTCGGGCTGCTCGGCGCCGCGGAGGCCGAG